ATGAACCTACGTCCCACCCATAGTCTTCAAAGTCTTTATACATCTGTTCTACAAGGGAAGTCGTTGGCACGACTATCAGAGTATTTTGTCCTTTCTCAACGTAGTATCTCACAATCGAGTATATCATCAACGACTTTCCAGAAGCAGTTGGAGATATCAATAGCTTTCTATTATGTCTTAGGGCGTCGTATACTCCCTCTACTTGGTATTCGCGGGGGGAATACTTGCAAATAGCATTCATATAATCCTTGACACCTTCCTTTGAGATGAAGTCGTTAACCTCAAAAGGAAGACCATAGAATTTGTTATTTACAAACTCATAAGTATATTCATGGTCGTCACAAAACTTTGTGAGTTTATCCAATAACCCGACATATATCTCACCAGTCTGAGTATTAAATAAACGAATCTTTCCATCCCAGTATTTGTTGCGATACTGAGGCATAAACTTGGCGCCAGGAACCTCAAACGTAAACTGGTCTGCTAACTCATAGTAGACGTGAGGTTCTGCTTTTACCTGAAGATATACTTCGTTCTTTTTTGATATAATCAAATGAGACATAACCCATAAGTATCACCTATGAGTATTTATTGTCTCAATTGAAACCAGATTGGAAACGGTTCCACTCAATGGCGTTTTTAATTTGGTAAGTTCTGTTAGAAACAGTTTTAATAATTTCTTCTAAGAACTTGAGCATGATATCATAATATCTAATCTTGAGGTCTATCTTATTCAGTCGCTCATCAGCGTCCATATGCCTCTGTATTGCTTCTTTGTCTCTAACCTTATATGGGAAAGGTTCTTCAGCATAAACCTCTGCTGGTGCTTTACCAGTGTAGTAATTGTATCGTTCTAAACGAACCCTATTATATGATTCTCTTGCTTTTTCTCTCAATAAAGTGATTGTATTATAAAGAGTATAATACTTTGCATGAAGTTGTGGAATTTTTAATGATTCATCATGTAGGTTATCAGGATCAATAACGGAATCTTTTTTCCACATATCCTGAATTTCATCAAGATTCATAAGCGAGTTCTACCGTCAGCAGCTAGGATATTATAGACAGTATACTTGAAAGTGACCTCTGCTGTAAAGTAGCTGATATCAGAATCCGATGCTTCAAAGTCCAGAGATGTCAAATAAATTGGAAACAGATCTTTAAATTTTACAATAGCAACATCTCTGTAGTTGCTGTTCAGAATATGTAAAGACCCATCACTAAATTGTTTTTTGGGATCCTGTATATTATCTTGAGTAATAAGATCTCTAAAGTCTTGAGTTGTTTCTGGGAATCCAAGACCAGTCAACCAATTATGAATTGCCATATAATTTGATAGATTTTCATCCACCAAAAATCTCAAAGAAAAATCACCATAAGTTAATTTTTCTCCAGGAACATCAATATCTTTTAGGTATGATGGTTGAACTGCGGTCCCTAAACTAATTTCAGGAATTCTTGCGGAATTGCAGAAAAATGAAGCTTTTGGTTCTTTAGATAGAACAAAATTAAATCCAACCGGAGATAAAAAGTTTCTGTTGTTTATCTGATTATCAAATGCGGTTGCCATCTTTTTTATTTGTATTTAGATAAAAAAAGAGGGTTCCGAAGAACCCTCTGAGAAACCTTGTGAAAATGGATCACATGAGGTTGAGAACGCGAACTCTTCTGTAGTAACGGTTTGAGTTTGCGGTGACCGCGTGGGTTGGAGTTCCAGCAGAAGCAAGAGCACCATCGTTAGCGAATGGATTAGCAACGATACCATAGCGAGTCTTAAAGCCGATCTTAGGCTGGAAGTTGTTCTCACCAACAGCACGAACCATCTGGAGAGGAACGTATGGGCAGTAGAACAGACCTGCGTCATAAGGTGAAGAACCCTTATAACCACAGACGTAGTATTGAGCACCGCCACCAGTTGCACCAGTGTTTGCCGAATAAGGATCGATATAAACACGATACTTACCTTGCAGAACACCAGCGAAGGTGTTACCAGTGTCATCAACGTTCAGGTTAGCGTTGAGAGCAGGGGTGTAATCCAGAACGCCCCAGAACGCCTGCCATGGTGAGTGCAGAAGCAACGTCAGCAGAGCAAAGGATGACGTTACCCTTCCCTCTACGAGTTCTTTGTGCAATCGCGTTAGCATCGCGCTCGATCTGGAAGATCAGACCCTTGAACTTCTCAACAGACCAACGACCGTTTGAATCAACGTCGAGGTCGAAAGTACCAGCGTTAGCAACGTTATCTTGAGCACCAGCTTCAGCAGCCTTATAGATGGTGCGGATAACTTCGCGGTTGATTTCAGCGAGGATCTCAGTTGACAGAATGTTTGCCAACTCAGCTTCTGCATTCAGACCGTGAATTGCCTTGAGGTCTTGTGCGAGTTCTAAGGAGTACTCAGCCTTCAGTGCTCTTGACTGTGCAGTAACGGTGACCTTCTCGATCGAGAATGCCATTTCGTTGAACTGGTTGTCACTATCGTTACCAAGACGCTCAGCGTCTCCAGTCTGCATACCAGCACCAGTGGTGTATGCTCCAGCGTTGTTCAGAACAGCAGGGTTGTTCTCGGAAGCAACATTAGCACCAGTAGTACCAATACCCAGAACGTCACCCATTCCAGTTGCCTGAGCACCAGAGAAACGGGTGTTTGCTTCGTCAAACAGTGCTTCAGCACCAGTCTGACCAGTGTAGCGAGCACGCATTGCGAAGATCAGTCCGGTAGGACCGTTCATTGGTTGAACGCCAGCGAGGTCATAAGCGACCAGGTTAGGCATTGAGCGTCTGATCAGGGAGATCAGAACGGGGTCGAAACCAGCAGTGCCAGAAGCGTTTGTGGCACTACCACCAAAACCGCCTGAAGATTGTGCGGAGTTGGAGTATGAAGCTTCGGAGAGGAACTCACGCTCTTCGCGGAGTGCTCTTTCTTGGTTCTCCAGGAGAACTGCGGTTACCATTCTCTTGTGAGCATCGTTGATGCCACCGAGTCCCTCATGATTGAGGATAGGTGCCCACTTCTCCTGCAGGTGTTCAGCATTGAAACCTTGCATTTGAATTTTACCTCTTAAAAGTTTTAGTTTGATTTATAATTTAAAAATCACTTTTTAGCGACTCTAGTCAGAGTTGAGAGATAGGACTCCATCAAACCAGTCACTGCTGGTTGAGCCGAAGTCTCAGTATTCTCAGAAATGTTCTCTGATGTGTCTCTTTGAGCACCGGCATTTGCTGGGAAATATGAATTTCTCAGAGTTACCAGTTTCTCACGATAGGTCTCTTCACTATCAAACTCAACATTTTCGGCAAGAGAAGCGAGTTTATCCTTCTGGGAAAGAGCAAGTCCTTCACAGACCTCGGAGAAGATTACATCAGCAACCGACTCAGCTAATCTTTGTTTGAGAGCAATATTTCTTTCGATTTGCTCGTTGAGTTTATCTTCCATCTCATCAAGTTTTTCTACCATACTATTGAGTACATCATATTTCTCTTCAGGGATTGATACATAATGATCTTCAAAAAGACTCTTCATTCCAACAAGGAATGATTCGGTCATTTCAGTCTTGAGTCCTTGCTCAACTGAGAGTTGATTTTCGGAAATCCACTCTTCAGCAACATACTCAAGATAAGCATCAACTCTATCGGTCAGTTCTTCCTTAATGGAACCAACTTGCTCCTCAAGAGTTTGCTCATACTGTGCAGTCAATTCTTCTTGAATTTCTGCAACTTTTGCCTTGATAGCAGTTTCAAAAATGGTGCGTGCTTTCTCTTGGAATTCTTCTGAGAGTTCTTCACCTGCAAGAAGTGCTTCAACATCTTCTTCCACGTTGTACTCTACAACTTCTTCCTCTTCAGCAACTACTTCTTCCTCTTCGGAAACTACTTCATCGGTAGTTTCTTCTTCTGCTTCAGCAACTACTTCACCTTCGACCTCTGCTTCCTCTTCTGCCATTTTTTTCATTGGTTCGGCAGGCTTAGCACCTCTTTTTACAATGTCACTGACAGTTGCAAGTGAAGGTTCTTTGAGTTTAGCAGAATTGTCGTCTGCTTTATAGTTTTCTGGAGTAGGGCCACCGAGATCTTCCACAGCAGGCTGTCCTGGAATTGAATGGGACAGTTTTTGCATTGGTTCAGCTGCAGCAGCGCCTTTCGTTACTACGTTTTCCATTTCTTGTAAATTGCTACCAACGGACATTT